CCCGCCGATTTTGCGCTGTTCCGCGAGCAAGAGCAGCAGAAGGCGCAGCTATCACCCGAGGTGGCTGCTGTGGCCTTGGCGCTGCGGCATGAGGGCAAAGCGCCGCCTGTTCTGCTGGTGGCGTGGCGTGCCGTGCTGGCCAGTGCCAGCGAAAGCGCCAAGGCGCCGAGCATCCGCGCCCTGCGCAGTGATGACGGCCGGGTGTGGGTGCTGGCCCCCAGCTGGGAGGGACGCAACATTCGTGGCGGCCTGGTGATGACAACCGGCTGCGCTCACGGTGATTTCGTGCTGAGGGACATAGACCGCAGCCTTGCCACCTATGAGGTGCAGGTGCCGAAGCGACCACTGGCGGGTTGGCTAGAAGCCGGGTTGTTGCTGGTCTCGGGGGCAACCTCGGGGCATGAACGTGCTGACGCTACGAACTGAGCTGGAAACCACGCTGGTGGATGTGCTCGGTGTCTACAGGCTGGCCAATGGGGCCACAACACCAGCAATCAGCGTTCGCGCCACCGGTGAAAGCCTGCCGGCAGGCACCACCGTGACGGGGCTGGAATGCGTGATCGTGCGCGACCCTGAGCTGGTGCCGATCCGCCAGTACAGCAAGGAGCACGCTTTCACGCGCTGGACGCTGTACCTGGTGCAGTGGACTGATGAGGGCGTGAGCTTGCAGGAGGTGGCTGGCCGCCTGCTGTGGGCCTATCCCGGCAGCAATGCGATCAGCATCAATGTGCCGCAGGGTGTTGGGCCACGGGCGCAGATGCGCGTGGACATCCAGGCCAACCCAGAGAAGATCGTGGATTGAGCCTGTGGCGGCAGGCAACTTTGGGTATGGCGATCACACCCGCGTCACTCCTGATCAGGCCGCAACGGCGGGCGGATTATCCGCTGGCCGTCACGTTCAAGGACAGCACCGGCGCAGCCATCAACCTGACCGGCTGGACGGTGGTGGCCCAGATGTGGGACAAGGCCCGCACGGCAAAGGTGGGTGATTTCACCGTCACCGTTACCAGCGCGGCCAATGGCCAGGTGTCGCTGAGGCTGCCGCACACCGTAACGATCAACATGACCGCTGCGGAGTATTACTACGACGTGATGCTGATCAACCCGAGTGGGTTGCGTGAGTATTACCTCGAAGGCATCGCTAGGCCGAGCGAGGGCTATTCAGCACCGGCATGAACATGGCAACCGAGATCACCACGACACAGCAGGTGCTGGTCACCGAGACGGCTCTCAATGTCATCGAGCTGATCACGCCAGGCCCGCAGGGACCGCCGGGGTCGTCTGGCACTAGCGGAGGCAGCCCGACGTTCATTCAAGCGACGCAGCCAAGCGCCGGCCAGATCAGTGGCCTCACCACCTACGCCTGGTGGGACACCTCAGGCAATGACCTCACGCTCTGGATCGAGGACGGACTTTCCTAATGGCACTCCGCAACGCTTTTGGGGCGCTCGCCCTTGACGCCACAGTCACTGCAATCAAGACCTGGCTGGAGGCTCGCACTGGCGCGAAGACCACCGCCAACAGCGTCTCGGTCAACATTGCCAACGACCAGACCGTGCCGGTGTCTGGCACCTTCTGGCAGGCCACGCAGCCGATCAGCGGCAGTGTGTCACTCAGCGGCACACCGGCAGTCTCAATCAGCGGCACTGCTGCCGTTTCAGGCCCTTTAACCGACACTCAGCTCCGCGCCGCGGCAGTGCCTGTCAGTGGCCCGCTTACGGACACGCAACTCCGCGCCACGGCGGTGCCGGTGTCTGGCACGTTCTGGCAGGCGACTCAGCCGATCAGTGGAACTGTTTCGATCAGTGGAACTCCTGAGGTCACTATCAGTGGAACCCCCACGGTTTCCGGCCCGCTGACCGACACCCAGCTGCGAGCCACTGCAGTGCCGGTGAGCGGCACGTTCTGGCAGGCCACGCAGCCGGTGAGCGCCAGCGCCCTACCGCTCCCGACTGGCGCCGCAACAGAGACGACGCTCGCAGCAGTGAACGGGAAGCTTCCAGCGCTGGACAGCGGCCGGCTGCCGGTGGTGTTGCCGGCTGGCGGTGGCGGACTGACAGACACCGAGCTGCGGGCCACGCCTGTAGAGGTGATCAACACCAGCCCAGCATTCATGCGTGCGGGCTTTGCTGAAGTCGGCAGCGGGATCGTCGGCAAAGCGGCTGAGGAGTTCACCCTGCTGCAGACGGGCAGCGGCATGACGGTGAACCAGTCGGCCGGGAACCTTGTCATCACGACCGGCACCACCGCCAACAGCGAAACGGTGATCCGCTCGATTGATACGTTCTCAGGCTCGTTGCTGGCACGCCAGAAGGTGATCCTGTCTCAAAGGATCGCCAACCAGACATTCAGATACGAGCTGGCTGATTTGATTGGTGCGGCGCTGTCCTACACAATCAACAGCGCCACCAGCGTCACGGTCACTTTCCCCACCACCAACCCGTTCACAGCGGCCAATGTCGGCCAGAGCGTGCGACTGTCGCAAATCACTGGCGCCGCTGGCATCCCAGGCCGCTATGCCATTGCCAGCGTCTCAGGGCTCACAGTGAACTTCACCGTTGCAGCATGGCCGGCATCCGGCAGCGGCACCCTGACCCTGTACGGCTGGAACTACATCCAGTTGGAGTACAGCGGCACCACTGCGACCAATGCCAGCTTCGACGCACAGCGCCGCGGCTGGAACAGTGGCAACACCACCGCCACGATCAACACCACTGCATCGCCAGGCCATGTCGGGCAGATCAACTTCGACGTATTCACGGCCGGATTCTCTGATGCGCTGGTGGCCAGTAACACCGGCTATCAGTGGACAAACCGAGCCAGCAGGATCGAGAACGTCCCCGATCCTGATACGGTGCTGTACTTGTTCATCGTGGTACAGAACGGCAGCACTGCGCCGGCCAGCACCACCACACTGACGACCGGATTCATTCAGATTGAGGATCAGGGACGGCAGAAGATCCGAGTAGCGAGTAGCGATCCTGTTGGTAGCCATGCGCTGCCGGTGCAGGTGCTGGGCGGTGCGTTGGGCACGCAGCCGGTGAGCGGCACCGTCACCGCCAACATCGGCACAGGCACCGTTGCAGCCGTCACCGCCGCCAACCTGGCGTTGCCTGGCATCATCGCGGATGTGGCCTCCGCTGCACTGGCGACCACCACGACCACGGCGGCATTCACACCGACGTTTGGCACCAGCTACAGCGTCAGCATCCCGGTCACTGCAGTCAGCGGCACCACGCCAACGCTGGACGTGGCGATCGAAGAATCCGACGATTCGGGCACAAACTGGTTCAAGGTCTACGACTTCCCGAGGATTACGGGCACAGGCATCTACCGCTCACCGCTCATCAGGATTGTTGGCAACCGGGTGCGCTACGTGCAGACCGTCGGCGGCACCACGCCATCGTTCACCAGGGCGATCAACCGTCTGCAGAACAGCAACAGCTCCGAAGCCGTGCGCCAGCTGATTGATCGCAGCATCGTGCTGACCACCCTCAACAGCACAACGCCAAGCCTGGACACCAGGGACGCCGGCAACCGCGTTCAGCTGGTGGTCAACGTCGGCGCAATCACTACCACGGCACCAGCGCTCCAGATGGACGGCAGCGACGACAACGGCGCCAGCTGGTACGCGATCGGCACCCCGCTCACCGCTGTGGCCAGCTCCACGGTGCAGCTGACGGTGCAGGACATCAACGCTGCACTGATGCGCGTGCGTGTCTCGACAGCGGGCGTAGGCGTCACGTCTGGCTACGTGATGATCAAGGCGCACGATTGATCAGTCGGGGCAACTTAGGCACAGATGCCGGTTCCTCGTGACGCTGCCTTCGGCTGAAGACATCAGTGCCATTGCCGTGACCCTGCTGGCCGGCAGCGAGCTGCTGAGCCTGGTCCCCGGCATCAAAGCTAACGGCTGGATTCAGCTGATCGTTGGCGCCATCAGGGGCATGGCTGAAGCCAACAGCCAGACCAAGCGCAGGGGCCGTCGGTGATTGAGATCTGGGCAGCCGTGGTGGGTGCTTGCTGCGCCATTGGTGCCAGCAGCGTTGGCAACTTCATGCGGCGCGATGACGAGGCCGCCAAGTCTGTGGTGCGCCTGACTGCGGCGGTCGAGCACATTGCCGGTGAGGTCAGCTTGCTCCGCGCCGAGATCAAGAGCGACCGCCAGGAGCTGTACCCACGGCTGAACACATTGGAGCAGCGGGTCGCCGTGCTGGAGTCACGCCAGTGATCCGGCTGACAGACGCGGCGCGGCATTACCGCGAGCTGCCGCATCAGATCGCCGCTTGGAATGCCCTGCAGGAGAAGCTGCCGCCTCAGCTGCTGGAGGAGTTTGCGCAGCTGTACCGCTCCGCACCAGCAACCAAGGACAGCCCGCCACCGGCCTGGCTGGCGCCAGCGCTGAAGATCATCCAGACCTGGGAAGGCTGCCGCTTGAGTGCCTACAAGGACGCAGCAGGCGTGCCAACCATCGGCTACGGCACCACCCGCCATGGCAATGGTGCGGTGCGGATGGGCGAGACGATCAGTCAGGCCCAGGCCGATGAGTTGCTGCGCAACGATGTCGAGAATCTGTTTGGCCCTGGCGTGCTGCAGCTGCTGCCGCTGGCCGCAAAGTGGCGCCGTGAGCAGGTGGCAGCGTTGATCAGCTTTGCCTACAACGTCGGCCTGGGGGCATTGGAAACAAGCACGCTGCGCAAGCGGCTGCTGGCTGGCGAAGAACCCTGCAAGGTGGTGCGCGAGGAGCTGCCCCGCTGGCGTCATGCCGGTGAGGCCGTGCTGCCGGGACTGGAGCGCCGCCGCGCTGCAGAGGTGGCCTTGTTCTGCGGGACTGCACCCCCAGTGCAAGCAGCGTCGCCAAGCAATCCGCTGAAGGTGCCGTACTACAGCCAGCGCGATAGCCAGGTGGCTGGTCAAGCCTCGCGCATGTGCTTCAGCAGCAGCTGCGCCATGCTCGTGGCCACCGTGCGGCCGGGACTGCTGAGCGGCCCCAACGGCGATGATCAATACCTGAAGCGGGTCATGCAGTTCGGTGACAGCACCGACGCTGCCGCGCAGATCAAGGCATTGGCCAGCTACGGCATCAAGGCCACCTTTCGGCAGGATTGCACGTGGAGCGACCTGGAGCAGCAGATCGCCAAGGGCGTGCCGGTGCCGTGCGGCTTCCTGCATCACGGCCCCAGCTCTGCACCCACCGGCGGCGGGCACTGGTTGATCGTGATCGGCACCACGCCAACGGCGGTGATCGTCAACGATCCCTGGGGCGAGATGCTGGTTGCCGAGGGCACCTATGCCGGCAACCGTGGCGCTGGCCTGGCCTACAGCCGCAAGAACTGGGGGCCGAGGTGGATGGTGGAAGGCCCCGGCACTGGCTGGGCGATTGTGGCGCAGCCATAGCGGCTAGCTGCCATCCGCCGGCTCATCGTCCATAGTCAAACCCTTGGCGACAAGCAGGCACTCAAACAGCACTTCAGCCTGCCAACGCTGCTGGTGCTCGGTGCAATAGCCAAGCCCGCACACCCTCCAGAGCGGGCCGTGGCTGGTCTGGATCAGCTCGACACGCGGCTGATCCATTGCCGGAAACCTAGGTCGTCGCTCTAGGTTCCCTATGACGTGGGGCGAGTGGATGATCCCGCAGCCGGGGCCAGAGCACCTGTTGACGCTGGAGCGTCAGCGGCGAGCTGTTGAGGGCTACGACTTAGCGCAGGCGCAGAAGCTGCTGCTGCAGCTGTGTGAGTTGGCCATGCACCAGGATCTGATCATCCGCAGCGCTACACGGCATATTGCAGCTCTGGAGTGCCAAGCAGCTCTGCGCGATTGAGCTGCAGGCGCAGGCGACGCAAGGCATTGCGATGCCTCAGGCTGATCGCCTGGCGGGACACGCCAAACTCCTGAGACAGTGAGTTGAGGCTGCAGCTTTCGCCGTTGGGGTTCATGTAGAGCCGCTGCACGATGACGCGATCCATCTCGGGCAGATCGGCCAGCAGTTGCTGCACCAATGGCGCCATGTGGCCGTATTCGTCCAGGTCATTGGTGGCCACCTCGTCGGCGATCAGCTCCAGCAGGGTTG